GATCTGATGCCTGTAGTGTCCCCGACTAGTCCCCGATGACCCACCCCCGATCTCTCATTCGGACCGCGTTCGTCACTCGGCTCCTCAACGGCACCCCCGCCGGCGAGCGGGTCCATGCCGGCCGTCTGATGCCGATCGGTGATCAGGAGGAAGATCCCACCCTGCCGGCGATCGTCGTGCACACCCGCGACCGCGAGGAGCTGCTGACGCGCAGCCCCTCCGGCTGGAACGGCTTCGAGGAACGCCTCTGCATCGTCTCGGTGGTCTGCGTCGCGCAGGCCTTCGACGACATCGACACGCTGCTCGACGACATGGCACAGGCTGTCGAGGAGCGTCTCCAGGCCTGGACCATCCCAGGCTTCGAGTCCTCCGACGCCCACCTGATCGACACCCGCTCCGATGACCCGGAGTTCAATGGCAGCCTCACCACTGGCGCCACCGTCCTGCGCTACGGCGTGAAGTACCGGACACCCTTCCGCGACGTGCCCGATCCCTACACACAGGACGATCCCGACAGCATCTATCAGTCCGGGGCCTACCCTGGCGGTCGAGTCACACCATCCGGCAACACCGGCACGGCCTGCCCGATCGGTAACGCCAACCTGTTCAGCAACGAGGAGCCGATCAACTGATGACCACGCCACGCAAGAAAGCCCCCCGCGCCTCTCAAGGCACCAGCCTCACCGCCGCCCAGCTGGCCGAGTTCCTCGGGGGTGAACTGGACGGTGCCAAGGAACAGATCGACCAGGCACTGAAGCTCAGCATCGCCGCGGCCGAACGCTTCACCGGCCGTCCAGTTCCCAACCAGATGCCCCACAACCTGGCCCATGGCATCCGCCTCCTCGCGGCCAGCCTGCTGCTGCGCAACCGCCTCGAGGAGCCGGTAGCCGACAGCGACATCCCGATGCTGGCCCGGTATCACTGGAAGCTGGAGGGCTGAGCGTGTTCGGCATCAACCGGGCCAGCCACACGACCTCAGGCGTCGGCAGCTACGAGAACACCAACGCCGGCCGCGCAGTCAACAACGTCATGCGTTACGGCCTGATCAAGGATGCCGACTACGAAAAGGGCCTCGTGAAGGTCGACATCCAGGACGGCGACCTGGAGACGGCATGGCTGCCGTGGATCACTCTCCGCTCCGGCAAGGATCGGTTCTGGTGGGCCCCTGAGGTGGACGAGCGAGTGCTGGTGCTGGCGCCCTGTGGTGAGCTGCACAATGGCGTCGTCATGGCTGCTCAGATCAGCAGCGACTTCCCGCAGATCGCCGACAAGGAGACGGTGCAGCGCACCCTCTTTGACGATGGCACCGTCATCGAGTACGACCGCGAGAACCACGTCTACACCGTCGATGCGACGGCAAGCGGCCAGAGCACCGTCAACGTTCGGGCGCTCACGATCAACATCGAGGCGGAGGGCGGAGTCGTCACCGTCCGCGGCGGCACCATTCATCTCAACCCCTGAACCATGCCTCCGATTGTTCGCATCGGCGACGCTGGATCCCACGGCGGCGCCGTGGTCACCGGCAGCGGCGACACTCTCACCAACGGGATCCCGACGGCCAGGATCGGCGACACCTACGACTGCCCGATCCATGGGCCCAACCCCATCGTCACCGGCAGCCCTGACGTTCTGGTCAACAGCCGCAACGTCGCCAGGATCGGGGACCAGACAGCCTGCGGCGCTAGCCTGGTCACTGGCAGCCCGGACACGTTCGCGAACTGAGGAGGTGCAGCGATGGCCGGCGGGATGAGTCGCACGACAGGCAAGCAGCTGGGAGGCTTTGACCACCTGCGCCAGAGCATCGAGGACATCCTGTCCACACCCATCGGCACCCGGATCCATCGGCGCGATTACGGCAGCCGCCTCCCCCGCCTGGTCGACCGCCCGATCAACCGCAGCCTGGTCTCTGAGCTCGTCGCCGCAACGGCCGAAGCCCTGGACCGATGGGAGCCGCGGCTGAAGCTGGAGCAGGTGATCATCGACAGCGTGAGCCCTGACGGCAGGATCGAACTCAGCCTCGTCGGCTACTACCTCCTCAACGGCAAGCGCATCGAAATGCAGGGTCTGGTGATCTGATGGCCAGCATCGACTTCAGCGTCATTCCAGATCCACAGATCATCGAGGAGCTCGACTACGAGACGATCCTCGGCGAGATGATCGCGGACCTGCAGGAACGCGACCCGAGCTACACCGAGATCCTGGAGAGCGACCCGGGGGTGAAGATCCTCGAGGTGGCGGCCGCCCGTGAGCTGATCCTCCGGCAGCGGATTAACGACGCGCTGCAGGCCACCCTGCTCCGCTACGCCCTCGGCACCGATCTCGACAACCTCTCGGCCTTCTATGGCGTCATGCGCCTGCAGGGCGAGGGTGACGACGCGATGCGGCTCCGCACCATCGAGCGGATCATGGGCAGCAGCAGCGCCGGCGGCCGCGCCTGGTATCGGTTCCACGCCCTCGCTTCTGACCTCAGGGTGAAGGATGCGAACGTCTCCAGCCCGGCCCCGGGCCAGGTGGCGGTGGCGATCCTCAGCAAGGAGGCAGATCAAGTGCCGGACGCCACCGGCGATGCCCTCGACCAGCTTGGTGTCGCCTTCGGGATCGTCCGTAACACTGGCGAGAGCGACGAGAACTACCGCACCCGCGTGCTCGCCCAGGTGTTGGCCGGCGGCGGCTACGGCATCGCCAGCGCGGACCTGGTGGCGACGGTGAACGAGCGGCTGCAGAGCGACGACGTGCGGGTGGTGACCGATGTGCTGACCGTCACGGGCGCCACGATCGTGCCCGTGAACGTCACCGCCCAGATCTGGCTGTACCCCGAGACCCCACTGGCAATCTTCGAGGGCCTGGAGCAGCGCCTGCGCGCCGCCTTCGACGCACAGTCAGGCCTTGGGTGGGACGTTACTCAGAGCTGGCTGATTGCCCAGCTGAACCCCGCGGGCGTGCAGCGCGTCGTCTTGACAGCGCCGACGGGGAATGTCATCTGTTCACCGAATCAGGCGCCGGCGCTCGGCACCGTGTCGCTGACCCTCGCGGGTCGTGACCGCTGATGAGCCGGTACGACCTCCTACCACCCAACGCAACGCAGCTGGAGCGCGACTTCTCGCGCGCCACGTCCTTCCTGGAGCGGATCGGTCGGCCTGTGCCAGTCATCCGCACCGCGAAGCGGCTCAACATCCCCGACTCGGTGGTGCCGTGGCTGATCTACGAATACGGCCTGGCGGAGGTCCTCGAGTACCTGCCCGATCAGCGCCAGGCCCTGGTCGATGGTGTCGCCTGGCAGCGGATCCGCGGCACACCCCAGGCAATCCTGATCGGCCTGTCGTGGCTCGGCCTGGCCGGCACGATCGACGAGAGCGAGGGTGGCAGCACCCGCTGGGCCGAATACCAGGTGGGCCTGCCGGCCCCGGTGCAGGGGCTGGAACCCATCCGCCGCATCGTCGGCGTGACGACGATCAGCCAGCCGGTGCGCTCGCGGCTGCAGCGGGTCTTCAGCGTCTATGACCACCGCCGGTTCATCCTCGATGACAGCCGGCTGAGCGAGGGCAGCCCGCTCAGCGATCACACCGGCACCAGGCCGCTGGGCATCGATGGCCCACAGATCAGCTTCGGCGACTACCGGGCGACGCACATCGATGCCGAGCCCCAGCTGCAGGTCGCCAACACTACGGTGCTCCCCACCCTGGTCCCCTACCTGGATCGGTTCATCCTCGACCACAGCTTCATCGACGAGGAGTGGCACTACCTCAACGAACCGATCCTGCGCACGGACGTGATCACCGGGGAGGCGTCTCGGTACGAGCTGGTCTGGTGGGGTGAGGTGCCATGGGGAGCGATCCCCTGGTACGGCGCCGACTCTGAAGCGGGCGGGACCATCCGCACGATCGACATCGACGACACGGGCCGCTTCATGCTCGACGACACGCTGATGAACGACGAGGAGAACCCGCTGGGCGGCTACCAAGGCACAGCGATCTGACTGGGTATGATGACCGGAGGCGATTGAGACCATGTCCGCGATCCTGACCCGAAGTGGACGGGTGGCCATTGCCGAGGCCATCAAGGCCGCTCCCGCTGTTCACCTGGCATGGGGGTCTGGCGACGCCTCATGGGGCACCACCCCGCCGTCGCCGCAGACGACCGCCACGGCGCTCCTGAACGAGATCGGCCGCCGGCAGGCCGTCGAGGTGCGCTTCGCCACCCCCAACCCCACCGGACTGATCACGGTGCCGAACGGCACCTTCGATGTCACCGACACCCCCTCGCCGGCGCTCTACTTCCGCTTCTTCTTCGAGTTCGGCGACGCCGTAGGACAGACCATTCGGGAGCAAGCGATCTTCGTGAACACGGTGCGAAACAACGGCGTCTCGCCGGCTCTGGCCTACCTGACGCCGGACCAGATCAGCAACCCAGGCCGGCTGATCGTGCTGCAGCACAGCAGCCCTATCCTGCGGGAGGCAACGACCCGCCAGCTGTTTGAGTTCGTGGTGACCTTCTGATGATCGCTCTCGCCGGCTACTACAACAGGTTCGACTCGGCCGATCGCTACGACGAGCTGCTGTTCCGCGCCAGCAAGGGCCTTCAGTCGGCCGAGCTCAACGAGGTGCAGAGCACCCTGATCGACCGTCTGACGCGGATCGCCAATGCGGTGTTCCGTGATGGTGCGGTGATCGAGGGCACGCCGCCGCTGATCAACAAGACCACCGGGTCGACGACTTGCCCCGCCAGCCGCATCTATGCCCGCGGCGCGGTGCGCGAGGTGCCGACCCGCACCTTCACGATCCCGACCACTGGCGTCGTGCGGATCGGCATCTTCCTGATCGAAGCGGAGATCACCGAGAACCAGGACGCTGACCTGCGCGACCCGGCCACCGGCACCCGCAACTACCAGGAGCCTGGCGCCGGCCGCCTGCGTGTGACGCCCCAGTGGGGGCACGACGGCGAGAGCCTCGGCGTCTTCTATGGCGTCTATCTGGTGGTCGACGGCCAGCTGTTCACTCAGACCACGGCCGACACCGACAACGCCTTCTACGAGGCCCTGGCGCGGTACGACCGGGAGAGCAACGGCAACTACATCGTCCAGGGCCTCGAGGTGCTGGCGCTCGGCTCTGGCGTCTTCACCGTCTCGCAGGGCGTCGGCAACATCCTGGGCTACAAGGTCGACAAGTTCACCGCCTCGCGCCTCACCTACGCAGACGATCCCGATCTGGAGGAGGTGACGAGCGAGCCGGACACCTACGTCAACAGCTCGACGGCGATTCAGCTGAACCGGTATCCGGTGCAGGCCATCACCGAGGTGGTGGTGACGATGGAGAAGACGGTCACGCTCACCCGCGGCGGCGCCAGCGGCGGCCAGGACGCGCTCCCCGACGTGTCGGTCGTCAGTGTCATCGAGGTGAAGCAGGGCGGCACCACCTACGCCTCCCCGGCCGACTACTTCCTGAACGGCGACAAGATCGACTGGATCTCCGCTGGTGCAGAGCCCGCGCCGGGCAGCACCTACACGGTGAAGTACCGCTACCTGGCGAACACCACTCCGCAGAACATCAACCTGAACGCCGGCACCTTCACGGTTGATGGCGCCGTGGCCGGCACCCTGGTGCTGACCGACTATTTCTGGAAGCTGCCGCGCTACGACCGGATCTGCATCGACCGCACCGGGGCATTCCAGCGCGTGAAGGGCCTCGCCAGCCGCTACAACCCGCTGCCGCCGGCAATCCCGGCCAACCTGCTCAGCCTGGCGACGATCAACCAGCAGTGGACCGGGACGCCTTCCGTCAGCAACGACGGGATCAAGGCCATCCCGTTCTCGCAGCTGCAGCAGATGCGGGATCTGATCACCAACCTGTTCGAGCTCGCCAGCCTGGAGCGCCTGGAGCGGAACGTCGCCAGCAAGGAGCCGAGCTCGAAGCTGGGGATCTTCGTCGATCCGTTCCTCGACGACGACCTGCGCGATGCCGGCATCAGCCAGACGGCCGCCGTGGTCGATGGCCTGCTGCTGCTGCCAATGGAGCCGTCGACCTTCAGGCCGACGACCAACAACGCCGCCGACTGGATGCTGCCCTACACCGAGGTGACGGTGCTGCGGCAGGATCTCGCGACGCGGGCGGAGAAGATCAACCCCTACCAGTCGTTCGATCCCCTCGGCGCGAAGCTGACGCTGAACCCCGCGATCGACCGCTGGACCGAGGTGGTCGAGGTGTCGGGGCAGGAGTTCCGGCGCCGCTCCTGGACGACCGGGCAGCTGCTGCTGTGGGGCCTCACCACCGCCTTCGTCGCGCTCACCGCGGTGCGCGCCCCTGGGCCGGTCGGCAGTGCACTGCTCAACTGGCTGCGGGCCCGCGCTGCCTGGCGTGACATCCGCGTCACCGATCCCGATCGGCGGCCGGCGCAGTTCCTGCGCCAGATCAAGGTGCAGTTCACGATCGCCGACTTCGAGCCCGGCGAGACGCTGACCGCCCTGAAGTTCGACAACATCACCGTCACGCCCTCGCCGGCGCCAGTGGCGAATGGCCTTGGCCAGATCAGCGGCAACTTCACGATCCCGGCCAACGTGCCGACCGGCGTGAAGGCCGTGACCGCGCTCGGCAATCAGGGCACCTTCGGCCAGACCGAGTTCATCGGTGAGGGCGAGATCCAGATCGTCCGTCGCCGGCCTGCCCGCAAGGTGGACCCGCTGGCGCAGACCTTCCGACTCGAGCAGAGCCGGTGGATCACCAGCGTCGACGTGAAGTTCCGCACGATCGGCAACACCGCCAACAACGTGATCCTCGAGATCCGCGAGGTGGAGCTGGGCATCCCCAACTCGGTCTCGCTGGCCGAGGGCAGCCTGACCATGGCGAGCGTCAGCACCAGCGGCTGGACGCGCATCACGCTGGAGCGGCCGGTGTGGCTGACGGCCGGCGTCGAGTACGCCATGGTGCTGCTCACCGACGATGCGGTGCATGCGGTCGCGATCGCCGAAGGTGGCAAGTACGACCCGGATGCGGGCCGCTTCGTCACCTCGCAGCCCTACACCGTCGGCACCCTGCTGAAGTCGAGCAACGCCTCCACCTGGACCCCGTTCCAGGAGGCGGACCTCACCTTCAAGGTGAACGCCGCCGAGTTCACCGCCAACACCCGCACGGTGGACCTGGGCCCCATCGCGTTCGCCACCGCGTCGAGCGTCACCCGCAGCGGCACCACCGCCACGCTGGCGAGCACCGGCCTCGTCGCCGCCCTGGGCCTGGTGACGGGCGAAACCGTGGTGGTGAGCGGTGCAAACCAGACGGCCTACAACGGCGCGCAGACCATCACGGTGGTCGATGCCGACACCATCACCTTCACCGTCAGTGGCAGCCCGACGACCCCGGCGACCGGCACGATCACGGTGGCGCCTGGCCGCACCTCCGATCTGCTGACGATCGCCAACATCGAGACGCCGACCCTGGCCGCGCGGGCGCAGTACGTGTTCACGCAATCGGATGGCACCGAGATCCTCTGCGATCCGAACGGTCGGGTGGAGCTGAGCGACCGGATCACCAAGGGCCTGAGCCTGTCGATGCGGCTGTTCGGCAACACCACCGAGTCGCCGTTCGTGTTCGCTGGCTCGCAGGTCGTCCTGTGCGAGATGGCCGACAGCGCCACCTACGTCTCCCGCGCCTTCACCTGCGCGGCCAATGCGCGGGTGAGCGTGACGTTCGAGGCCTGGGTGCCGTCTGCCGCCTCGGTGGTGGTGGAAGTGCAGAAGTCGGACAACAGCTGGCAGACCGTCAGCCAGACCAGCAGCAGCGCGATCGGCGACGGCTGGTATGAGGTGAACCACACGATCTCCAGCTTCACGGCCGGCGGCACCCAGACCCGGGTCCGGCTGACCTTGAATGGCACAGCGGCGGCCCGGCCGATCGTTCGCCAACTCCGCGCAGTGGTGATCTGACATGCCGATCAATGAGCGGACCGCCAATCGGGACTACGCCAAGCCGGCAGCGACGAACCTGCTGAGCGAGGACGTCGAGCGGCTGCGGTCGGCCCTGGACGGGATCGACAACGACGTGGCGGCGCTGATGGCCGCGATGCTTCAGCGGGCGCCGCGGGAGAGCCCACAGTTCACCGGCACGCCCACTGCTCCAACGCCCGAGCTCGACAGCAACACGGCTCAGATCATCACGGCCGCCTACCTGCTGGGGATGCTCAGCACCGAGACGCCGGTGGCGGACGGCCAGGCGACGGCTGGCGACAGCCTTCGGATGGCCCGTGGCAATCACCGCCACCCCACGGACACCACCCGTGCGGCGCTGAACAGCCCGGAGTTCACCGGCGAGCCGAAGGCCCCGACGCCACACGCGGCGGATGACTCCACCAAGCTGGCGACGACCGCCTGGGTGTGGCTGCAGGGCTTCGTCCGCGGAGCCCGCACGATCTTCGCCGGCACGGGCCTCACTGGTGGCGGCAATCTCTCCGAGAATCGGACCATTGCCGTCAGCTTCGCGACCCAGGCGGAGGCCGAGGAGCGGGCATCATCCGAGAAGGTGATGTCTCCGCTGTGCACGGGGCAGGCGATCACTGCCTTGCTGGCCACCCAGGTCGAGGCCTTGGCGGGCGCCAGCAGCTCCAAACTGATGACGCCTCAGCGCACCTCGCAGGCGATCGCCGCTGCCGTCCCCCCGCTGGTGACGCAGCAGGTTCAGACTGCGGTTTCTGGCACCGCCGCCGCCTTCTCCATCGTCTTCGGATAACCCATGGCAGCACCCAACATCGTCGCTACCACCAGCATCTACGGCAAGTCGGACTCCGGCGCGCTGACCACTGGCTCAGCCGATCTGCTCACCAATGGCGCCAGCTCCAGCAAGGTGCTGCGCATCAACTCGCTCTACATCTCGAACATCGACGGCGCCAACGCCTGCAACGTGACGATCACGTTCTACGACGCCAGCCGGGCCGCCACCCGCAACTTGGCCAACGTCATCACGGTGCCGGCGAAGTCGACCCTGGTCGTGGTCTCCAAGGACACGATGCTCAACCTGGAGGAAGGCGACAAGATCAGCGGCCTTGCGAGCGCCAACGGCGACCTCGAGTACGTCATCAGCTGGGATGAAATCGGATGAGCAAGCGTGAAGGCGGCCTGATCGGCGTCAACAACTCGCCGAGCCGAAGCGCTGCATCCGGCGTGTGGCGCATGGATGAAGTGCAGTCGGCGCGAGCGCAGAACCAATGGCCGCAGCTGTATCCGATCGAGGTGCTGCTGGTCGGCGGCGGTGGTGGCGGCGGCGGGGCTACCGCCAACGCCGCCCTCAGATGCGCTGGCGGCGGCGGCGGCGGCGGCGTGACCACCGGATCGTTGGTGGCCGCCAGTGAAACCGCCTACACCATCACCCTTGGCACAGGCGGCAGTGCCGGCACCAGCAGCGGCACGGACGGCGGCAATGGTGGCACCACCAGTGCGTTTGGCTTCACGGCTGCTGGCGGCGGCGGGGGTGCCGGTAGCACTGGCGGCCTCAAGGCAGGCCTCAACGGTGCGTGTGGTGGCGGCGCGTCGATTGGAGCGGGAGTCACAAACTCTTCAATCGCTGGCGGCACTGGCACCGCCGGCAACAACGGCGGTCGAGCAGTAGTTGGCACCACAGGTGCATCTCAAGGCTCTGGCGGTGGCGGCGGCTATGGATCCGCCGGCCAGGACGGCCAAACCACTGGCTACGGGGGCGACGGCGGCACCGGCTATGACC